TGTACGCGTATCGGAAATCGAACGCGAAACAGAGGAAGCCCTAAAGTATGACCCCCGTATTAAACAGGTTGTATCTGTAAGCGTATATACAGACCGTGACGAAAACGGCGATATGTGCTATTTTACGGACGTTGTTATTACAACCTATCATAATAAACAAGTTGAAGTAAAGGGGGTAAAAATATATGGCTAAAAGACCGACATTTAAGCCACGCTTTGTAGAAAGTGCAGACACTATTACTAAGCGTATGGTCGGCAATATTCCCGATACATGGCACAAAGAGCCTGGCGACTTCATTTATGACGCTATGAAAACTAACCCGGCTGAAATTATACAGCTGGAAGAACAACAGGACAACATACTACGTAATGCGTTTCCACAGTATTGCGACGACGATACCCTGGACGACCACTTAGAACTACGCGGACTTACGCGTACACCAGCAACGCATACTATACGTAGGTTATCTATTACAGCGGATAGCGGTGTAAAAATTCCACAAGGTTATACGTGTACATCTGTCGTTTTAGACGGTGACGGAAACCCTATACAATACGCTGTAAGGTCCGAAATAACTTTTACTGACAATGTGACGACCAGGGACGTATATATTATATGTCATAAAGAAGGTACAATAGGTAACATAGCCGAGGGGTCGGAATTTGTACTACAGCCACCTATACCCGGTGTACGTAGTATTATAGACGTAGAAATTAGCGTCGCTGGAGCTGAGAAAGAGAGCGCAGACGAATACTGGACACGTTATCTTGAAGATATAGGAAATCCCGATACAGGCGGTAATATGTACGACTACAGACGCTGGGTACTTAACGACTTTCCTATTGAAACTGGCATAGTTATACAAAAAGTTATCGTAAATCCCCGATATAAGGGTAATGGTACAGTACAAGTAGTGGCCGTAGGCGGTGACTATAAAGCCTTGTCCGAAGATAAAGAGCTTCCAGCTTTACAGGAATTTTTAGACCCTGTAGGCTTCCAGGGTTTAGGCTACGGAAAAGCACCCGCCGGGGCGTGGGTTGATGTAAGTACAGGTACTTTGCTACCTATCAACATCACAGCGACTGTAGACTATGCACCTAATACCGATACGGTAGCTGTATATGACGCCTTTATAAAGGCTGTCACAGAGTATATACAGTCACGCGTATTTGAGGTAGACCCTACTACTAAAGAGCTACTTCCAATAGGGTACAATAAAATAGCTTCTTTGTTGGGCGGTATTAGTGGTGTAGATAACTTTCACGACCTTACTGTTAATGGCGGTACTACGGACGTTGTTTTACAGCTTTTCGATATTCCTACGTTAGGGACGGTGACGCTAAATGCCTAATATAAGCACACGTACCGAAGGTATGGTAGGCGCGTCTGCGAACTACTACCAAGAAAGCGAAATTTTTAAAGCTATTCAAAACGCACAGGCGTTAGAATATGACCGCATAGAAACCAATAACAAGGACTTAGCCCTTCAGTTATCGCCACTTACGGCGACCTGGGGGCTTGCTTTTTGGGAAGAAGCTTTAGGGCTACCTATAGTTGATAATACCGACTACGAAATACGTAGACCGGTTGTATTAGCCAGACTTGCAAAAAGCGAAAACTTTAGTACGACTATGATACAAAATTACGCGCAAACGTACGGCGGTAAGTGTACCGTTACGGTTGACGTCCAAAGTAGCACCGTAACAATTATTTTTGTTGACGCTCTACCAAACTTATTTACTTCATTTCGCGAAGTAGTAGAAAAAATCATACACGCACACTTAGGGACCGAGTACAGCGTAAAACTTGAACGTCGTACAACTACGTTTGTAGGCGTCGCCCTACAAGACACTATAGCACTTGTGTTACGGGTAAGTGATAGCGATATTGCTGATACTGTTTGGTTTGTCGACGAAAATAATAATATTTTAATTGACGAAAACGATAACATACTTTTAGCATAAGGGGGTATTTATATGGAAAGTACAATTTTTGCTACACCTATTATTACTGATGAAGGCAAAAAGCTTTTAATAAGAGCGCTTAGCGGCGAAAAAATTACCTTCACCACATTTAAAGTAGGTAACGGCGAACTTAGCGACGACGTTAAAGCGGAACAGCTAAGCGATTTAATAAATCCTATATTTAACTTCAGTATTACGAATAAGGAACAGGCCGAAGCTGGATACTTAAAACTTACTGGAAGCTTTGATAATACAGCTGTAGACGACGAAATACGTTGGCGTGAACTTGGTTTATTTTGTAAAGGTGAAAACGAGGACGACCCGGAAGTATTGTACGCTTACTGTAATGACAGTAAGTCAGCAAACACACTTAAGCCCAGTAAAGATACTTCTGTCGTAGTTACACATCTTATATCGTTTATTATAGCTATTGGTGACGCTGAAAATGTCACCGCTATACTTTCACAATCAACTGTATACGTTCTTAAAGACGAGTTTGTCGCACACCAAACCGCCCCAAACGCTCATGGCCTAACCGCTACTGATATTGGCTTAGATAAAGTACCTAACGTTGAAACGAACAACCAAACACCGACTTACGAAGAAGCTAAAGAGTTATCAGCGCTAACAAGCGGTGAAATTTTAAGTACGGCTTTTGGTAAAATTGCTACAGCTGTTAAAGAGCTTATTTCACATATCAAAAGTACGGGAAATGTCCATAAACTAAAAGCAGAAGATATTAACGCAGCTGCAGACAAACACGAACACTCTACAGCTGACATTATATCTGGAACTTTAGGCGTAAAGCGTGGCGGTACAGGCGCTGCTACCGCAGAGGAAGCTTTAGCGAACTTGGGCGGTGTAAGTAAACAAGGCGATACTATGGCTGGAGAGTTAAAAGTAGCGGAAGGCGCTGTAAAATTTGGTGGAGATAAAAACACAGTCGTTATATACTCATATACTGATATAGCAAACCCTACAACAGAGTATAGAGGTCTTAGCTTATCTAACTCAAATATGAGTAAAAGTTTAGCACATTCTTTAAAGCTTGTCGACAAAACGGCAGATAATGTGTATGCACAATCGTATTTAGTGTTTGGCGCACACAATAAACCAAGTGGAAGTTATTCGGGTAACGGTGTATTTGAGGACTACACACTTAACACGAAAAACTATAGACGAATTATTATAGGAAATGTTTTGCCTACTAACTCAAATACAGCACCGGGGGCAATGACTTTACTTGTTACAGGTATATGTAAGTCAGTTTATGGGCAAATGTGTGCAATAGTCACTCACTGGGGAACGTTTATATTTCATGAAAGTTCTTCCGACATAAGTTTTTCAAAAACTTGCATAAATTGGTCTGGAACTGAAGTTAGCTTGCTTATTAATGAAGATGACCCTTACTTAAATGAAGATAGTAACTATCCGCGTAATTATCAACTTTTGTAAAGGAGCGTAAAACAATGCAAGATGTTAAACAAATAAGAAAAAATCCATTATGTGTAATTTCAGTTAAAACCTACGGTGATAACGAAAAGCACGATATACAAATAAATTCTTCTTGGTTAAAAAATCCTTATGACAAAGGATATGTGGTTGTTCCCGACAATATGGTACAGAATATATTAGGGACAAAAGGCTTTTGCAATATTGAGCTTAACGAAGAGGGTACGGAAGTTGTTTCTTTTACCGCCAGGGATATTCCCGAAACACCTATAACAACAGAAACGTCCGTAAGTGAAACAGAGCAATTAAGGGCAGATATTGACTATATCGCAGTTATGACGGGGGTGGAATTATAATATGACTGAAAAAAGAACAGTATACGAAATGGCAAAAGAATACTATCCCCGGTTGTGGGACGAAAACCGCATAAAAAAGCTTTATGAAGCTGGAAAACTCACCGAAAAGGAATACAATTTAATTATTAGTGAAAGTGAGGACTGATATAAAATGGCAATGGAACGATTAGCCGAACAGCCAATTATCGACAAAACGGACGAAAGTACAAATCTTCTTGGCAGTACACAAGGCTTAAACGATAATGGGGAAGCTGTCGATACGGTTAGACGAATACCGTTTAACCTTGTCGCGGAAGCCTTATCTAAGCTTGGCGTTTTTATTACAGTAAACGAAAGTAACATTATCGGCGTAACAAAAAATCTTGGCACGTTTGAATGTGTTGCTATTGACGACGCTACAAATAAGTATACTTTTGCTGTAGCCGACACCTCTATTTTTGTATCTTCAACAGAATACAAGGTTACTCTTGATGCTGTTGACTATATCGTGAGGACAAGCAAAATAAACGAAGATACTGTAGTTTTTGTTGCGGTTAATGACGCCGTTCCGTTTGTTGTTGGGAATTCTTATACTATCGTATTTGAAACAGTAAACGCTACAGCGCTTGGAAAAGGTAATACGGTTTTAGCTCATAATGCTTTAGGAGCTGGCTATAATAACAAAATTGACGAAACAGGCGACCAATCGGCGACTTTTGGGTACGGACACGAAGTATCTGGCAAAAACCAAATGGCAACAGGGTATAACCACGACATTTTAGGTGGCGAAGCTGACGTAGTCATAGGTAGCAGTAATATCGTTAATGGTCATTACAAGTTGGTGGCTGGCGTTGGTCTTACTTCTATTCTTACCCCTAACGGTGCTACTGTTTTAGGTAAATACAATGTAGATGTTGAAAATGCGCTGTTTATCCTTGGTGGCGGAGTTGACAAAAATCAGAGAAAAAATCTTATTGTTGTTGATAAAAAAGGCAGTACGATTTTAAACGGCACTCTTGATGTTAACGGAGATACCGCACTTACAGGCAATTTCAGTATTAACGCAGTAATTAAAGAAGTGGGAGAGTTTGAATGCACAGACGTAAATGAACAATATAAAAATTATACGTTTAACACAGGAAATAGAACATATATTTTCCAAAATTCTGCTGAACGTAACTGTAAAATTACTATTGATGGTGTAGATTATGACGTGCAGATTAACTACGCATATTATGACACAGGTATAACGAATTTTCGTGTTGTTGATGACGAATTGCCGCCAATAACAAAGGGAAATGTCTATAAAATCAGAATAGAAACAAAAGACGGTAAGTGCTTATCTTTTGTGAAGAATATGCAAACATATGTTTTTGATATGATTTTTAATGGCAACGCTTCGTTTAATGGTGATATGCAGTTAAATAATTCGCCTGTAATCACAGAAAGAATGTTGTTAGGCCATTCGGGCGTTGATGTGGGAGCGGAAGGCTCTGGTATTCACGCTGTTATATTTGGGTCGGATACTAATATCGCAAGTGGCGTAAACACTTTTGTTACAGGTGCCGCTAATACAGCAACTAATGACCAGGGGACCATATTTGGTTACGGAAATATAAACCACGCTAAAAACGCCCTAATAATGGGACTTCGTAATATTATTGAAAGTGGCGAAGGCTCTGTCGCTTTAGGTGACAATATCCGTATCTATTCAAAGGGCGCTGGTATTGGAACGTACCTTACAGTAAAAGGCAGTCGCGGTGGACAGACAGTAGTAGGAAGATACAATAATGAAGAAACAGAAGCCGTATTTATTGTTGGTAACGGTACGTCAAGTGAGCTGAGCAACGCCTTTGTTATTTATGCCGACGGAAGTGCAAAGTTTCTGGGTGATGTAAATATCAGCGGTATTATATCGGCATCGCAGGTGAAGTCAGATAATGTTACCGTAAAACATCAGGTAAAAGCTCAAACTGTTACTGCTACAGAGGGTATTTCCGTAACAGGCGGCAGTATTAGTGTAGAAGGAAGTGTTACTGCAAAAGGTTCGGTTACAGGAAGTAACATATTCCCAATAGGAAAGACCTTAACTGCTAACGGCAATATTACAAATGCAGATACAGGCGAGATTGTGGCAGAATATGGCGGTGATGGTTATGTAGACTTTAACATTGTAGAAGTTTCTTACGGAAGCGGATATGACGGTAAAATGATTAAGAACAATAAATATTTGATTGCTCCTATTACACCTGTAACATTAAAGGCAGGCACATATAAAAAATACATTTCTTGTCCTTATGGCTTCCGACTTGACGAGTGCGATTTTAAAGTATTGTGGTTTGACCCAACAGAAAATCCCTCAAATGTTATTGACAACGGCGATTATTATGTTTTTACTGATGATGTTACAATCAGTCAGGTATATTTTGAAACAGATATTGCCGACAGCGATATACCATATAACGGGACATATCGTTTTCACGGTAGCGGCGTACTTTCGTGTACAGCAACAATGATAACCGACGTTACAGCGGATTTGATTGGAGCAGCACAAGAACATATTGAAGCAGACGGAATATCTACAAGCCTACATTTAACGTCACCAAATGGAACGGTATTTAAAATTACCGTTGACGATAACGGCGCACTAAAAACTACAAAAATATAAGGAGTGATACACTATGGGCTTAAAAACTACAGATTACGAAATTAAAAAAAGTGGGATAACCGTACAAGAAGCATACGCACAAATTAGTCAGTTATCCGTTACAGAGGACGGCACTTGTTACGCTACCTTTAAAATTCAACAGACAAGAGATGCTATGAATTTAAGCGCCCTTGACAGAAAGAGCATTGTTTGTAAAATCAATAAGTCTTTGCCGATTTATGAACAGGTTTATGTTATTGCAAAAGATACAGACTTTGTAGGCTGGGAAGATGATATTGTTGAAGTCGAAAGCGACACACTTGAATAACTTTCGGAAATATAACTAACGAAATTGTATCAGTTAAATTACGCTGTAAACTGTACGAAAAGTACGACCTACAGCAGAAAGGACCGTAATTATGGAAAATAACGTAAGTAGAGATTACTGCAAAGAACATAATCGTATGATTGATGAACGCTTTACACGCGATAAAGAGGACATACAACGGCATAATGACGCTATCGGTAAACTTACTACGCTATCCACCGAAATAGGTACACTTATTAAACAGCACGACGACGTAATCAAACAGCACGAAACCCGTATAGATACGCTGGAGCATAAACCTTCTGTATGGTTTGACCGTATCATATCTGGTGTTGTTGCGGCTGTCGTGGCGGCCCTTGTTGCAGCTGTCCTAAAAGGTAACATCAATTTTTAAGAAGGTGTAAGGATATGCGAAAAATACTTAATTGCATAAAGAAAGCAGCCCCTAAGCTATTTAAGGGGCTGTTTATGCGTATAACTGTTATCTTTTGTATTGGTTATATTGTACGTATTACAGAAAAATCCCTTAATATGTGCGAAGTCTTAAAAATATCCCCG